CGCCGTCTCGACGCCCTTCCAGAGCTGCGCGTGCTGCGCCTGCTGCGTGTCGAAGTTCTGCTTGATCGCGCGGTCGATGATGCCGACGGCCTGGTTGACGTGGTTCGCGCTGTAGCTCGCCGATCCCAGCAGGATGCCGAGGCCAGCGAGCACCATGTTGCCAGGCTCGCCCTCGAACAACTTGTGAAACGGCGCCGCCTGGGCCTTCTCGCGCAGCTGCTGAACGTGCGCCGCCGCCTGGTCGCGGATCTGCTTCTGCTCGGCGGCCTTCTGCTCGGTCTCCTTCGCCAGCTTCTCGCGCGCCGCGGTCTCCGCGGCGGCTGCCTGCTGGTCGGCGGCCCCGCCCTCGGTGAGCGCCTGGCTCTGCGCCTGGCCCGCGGCAGTCGCGGCAGCCCCGCTGGCTGCCATGTCGCCGGGCTTGGCCGGTGGCGGCGCAGCGCGCGCGGTGGCATCGGCGGCCAGCGCCTGGTCGACGGCGTCGCCGGCTGGATTCGCCGGCTCGGTGGCGTTCGCCATCAGCCCCATCAGTTCGGGCGACGGCGGCGTAACACCGCGCGCCCCGGCCGGCTGGGCAGACGGTAGCCCAGGCGGTTTCGGGACGACGGTAACCTTTGGGGGCGGCGCCGGTGCGGGCGTCACCACGATCGTGCTGTCCTGGGCGATGGGCGGCCCGGCCTGGGGCACGACCGCAGGCAGGATGCCCGAGGCGCCGCTGGTCGTGTCCGGCGCGGCCTGGGGCAGGTTCGGAGCGGCTGCTACGGCGTTGGCCTGCGCCGCCAGATCCGCCAGCGGGGTCGGAAGCTGGTCGGCCATCAGGCCGCCTTGCTGGCGCCGCCCGTCGCGTACATGGACAGGGCGCCACCTGCGCCGCCGACCAGGTTGGCGATCAGCTGCTTGGTCATGGCGTCTTTCTGCGCCTGGATCTGCTCGACCGTGCTCTGCGCGCCGGCCGCCTGCCCGCTGGCCGTGAGCCCGCCAGACAACGCCGTGCCGTACTGGCTCGTCGCTTCGCCGGCCTGCTGACCGAGCACCTGCCCAAGCTGCCCGCGCGCCGCCGCAGTCTCGCCCGCGCGCACTAGAGCCGCGGACTGGTTCGCGTTGGCCGACAGCTCGCCGCCGGTCTGGATCGCCTGCATGCGCGCCAGCGCCGCGTTGGTGCCGCTGGCTCCGCTGGCCTGCGAGTCGGCCTGCTGCCGCGCCTGCCCGACGCCCTGCGTGAGCTGCGCCTGGGCGACGCTGGGAGCGGTGCCGGCGATGACGCTCTTGAGCTGCCCTGTGAGCGCGGTCTGCCCCTGCTGCGCCGCCTGGTACTGCTGCCCCGTCGGCCCGAGCTGCGACAGCAGTTGGTTGGAGATCCCGAGGTTGCGCGACGCCTGCGCACCAAGGGCCGGGTTGGCCGGCTGCGAACCGTGCGGGTCCATGGACGCCTGACCGGTCGTCGGGTCCACGTAGAGGCCCGTGACGGGGTCGTAGTGGACGACGTTGGGCATCGCTGTTTTACGGCGCGTTTCCCCCTACGATGGTCCCAACCAATGGCGGAAACGCCAATGCTCTGGCCCTGAACAGGCGCCCAGCTTGACGACTGGCGGCGTTTCGACCCATCCTTGGGTCCATGAGGCTCTTGGCGGTCCTGGCGTTGCTGGCGGTCGGGTGCGTGGATGCGACAGACCACGCTGGCGAAGCGAACGTGCGCGGCGGTCACCCCGACCCGGTGCCGCCGGCCTACGTTGGTCCGGTGACCGGCGCGGGTGGAGCGGTGGCGTCCGACGCTGGTGTTGCTGCCGATGCGACACCAGTGGACGCAACCCCGCCTCCTGTGTGCGCCAATCCATACCCATTGGTCTATTCGGTAGACCCGTGCACGACGGCCCCCGCGCGCTACGCGACATGCGGAATTGACTTCACCGCTGTCGACGGGAAAACATACCGCACTGTCGTGACAGGATGCGTGCTTGATCCCCGCATCGGCAGCCCGATCGGTGGCCTTGCCTGCGTCGCCGCCTGCCCCTGATTACGTCCCTGAGATGCGCCGGCCCGACGGGATGCGGTTGATTCCCGGCTCGAGGCCGATCTCGCACGAGAGCAGTTCCAGCGTGAAGCTGTTGCCGGGCGTCACCACGCCGACGAAGTCGCAGTAGATCCGCACGCCGTAGCTGCTGGCCTCTTCAAACATCGGGTTGACCTCGAAGATGTAGAGCTTGGCCGGGTCGGGCGTCCAGGGGCCGAAGACCGTCGGGCCGTGGTCGTCGTCTGGGTACGTCATGATGACGTTCAACCGGTGCGGCCCCTTGTACTCGCCGACGATCTGCATCGCCCACAGGCACTTGAACGCCCGAACGGTCCCGAAGTTCAGCGACGAGAACGTGATGTCGGGAACGATGGGGAACGTCGAGCCGCCGCGGTTGTCGAGGAAGACCCCCGGCGTCTGGAGCATAGTGTAGCCGCCCAGGTCGAGGATCGCGAGCTCGCCGCCGAACACCGCAGGCGCGACCGGCACCGCCTGCATCGTCCACTCCCACCAGCCTTCGGTGACCTGGTCGTAGACGAACACCGACCCGGTTACCGTCGTGACCGCCAGGCGCTGGTCGCTGTTGATGGCCATGCCGGTGATCGCGCCCATGCTGTCGCGCACCGGCTGCGACAGCCAGACGTTGCGCAGGTCGCGGGTCATCAGCCAGCAGCCGCCGGCCGTCGATGAGTAGGCCACGCCCGCGCGGATCGCCTTGGCGAAGCCGGTCCCCCCGTTCTGGAAGGGCAGCTGCACCGGCGTCGGCAGCGTGCCGTTGCGGCCGGTGGCATCGGGGAAGGTCGCGGCGGGAATGTACCAGATCGAACGGCTGCAGAAGACCAGCATGTAGTCGTCCATCCCGCAGACGGCCACGGGCTTGTCGTCGCCGAATGCCGTGTAGCGGAAGGCCGGGTGCCACCAGATCGAATCGCCTTCTTGCTTCTCGTCCGACATCCAGATGGCTCCGTCGTAGCCCACGACCCAGTCGCGGCCCTTCCAGCTCGAGAAGCCTTGCGACTGGGCCGGCGCAGGGAAGCGCTGTAGCGATCCCTGGTCGATGTAGACCACCTCGGCCGACAGGATGTTCTGGTCGGGCGCCTGGTCGACGTACTGCCAGGTGTCGGAGTCGCCGCCGCCGTTCACGCTGCTGAACGTGAAGTTGGCACCGTTGACGTCCAGGTCGTTCGTGACCTTGTAGCGCTGTACCGTCGGCACGCCGCCGATGTTGGCGGTGCGGTAGATGGCCACCCCAACGATGCGATTCGTGGGGCCAGGCATGCGTCCCGACAGCGTCACGGTGTTCTGCGTGCCCTGCAGAGACACGTCCAGCGGCGGCGAAGTGATCGACCAGACGCGATCGCCAGTCTCGTCCGTAACCTCGAAGACGACGACGTATTGAACGGTCGCATTCAACGTCAACCCGAGAGCAATCGCCGCCGTCGATGGCGACCCGGCAGCCAGGAACGGTTTCTCTGGACCGATGTTGATCCCGTCTTCCGGGAAGCCAGTGAGGCTGAACTGCGAGGCTTGCATGCCAGGCAGCAGCATCTCACCCGCGTTTGCGGACGCCTGGCCGGCAGCACTGGCGACCGAAAACAGCTTGAGCCCGACGGTGGACTCCTCGGTGCTCTGGATGCCGATGATGCCGCCAGACGTTCCCTTGATCGTCTGCCCTGCCGTGAAGCTCTGCGCGCGGTACGGCAGCACGAGACCTTTGCCGCCCGTCTGCGGCACGACCGACGACAGCGCCAGCGGGTAGTTGTTGCGCTCGAAGGTCCCCGTGTTCGCCTTCGTGTTGCCGTCGAAGCGCCAGTCTCCGTAGGCGATGCCCCACTCCCAGCGGCCCGCCACTCGCTGTCTCACGGACAAGGGCGTCAGGAACCAGCACGGCTGAGCGGCGGGCGTACCGGCGCTCGCGCTACGGGTGATCGTGACGATCTCGGAGCTGACCATGTTGTACAGGGTCTGGCCCGTGTGTCCGTCGGCGGGCACAGCAATGAAGGTGTGCGCGTCGACGGACGGTACCAGCGAGACGATCGTGTAAACGCCGTTATCCTCGGGATGAAGAGATCCCGTCATGACCATGGTCGCGCCGATGTAGCTCGCATCAAGCGTCAAGTTCTTGAGGTGCCACATGAACGCCTTGGACGGGTCGACCATCTCGCGCGACACCGACGGCAGGCTGGCCCCGAAGCCCAGGAACAACTCCGCTTGCTGCGCAGGCTGCGATCCGGTCAGAAGCCCCGTGCGGTTGTAGTTCGAGCTGCTCCCTGTTTCGAGGAACGTGCCGTTGTTGCCGCCCTTCTGCGCGCCCGTGACAACCAAATTCATGGCGACCCCGCTCCGCTGGTCTCTGTTGCCCGAGGATCCGGAGAACCCAAGCAACGCCCAATCGTTTGGGACCAGTGGAGTGATCGCCAGCCCCGCAGGCGGGAACAGCGTTCCCCCGTAGGCGTACGTCGTGCCGTCTACGCCGGCTGCTCCGCTTGACTTTTGGCACAGCACGATGTCGCAGTTGCCAGGCGTGTACCCGCGCCAAGCCGAAGCCGTGTACATGCGAAAGATGCTGTACGTTCCCAGCACTGCGACCGCTGCGCCGCTGAACCCGGTTGCCACGATCGTGCCGCCGGTGAACTTGTTGTACATCACCACGTCGGGGTAGTGGGTATTGCCGGCGAACGTTCCAGTGGTGGCCTGCGGGATGAAGAACGGCCACACCTGGGTCACCGTAACGGTCACGCCGACGCCGAAAGTTTCGGTGACCATCGGATTGCCCTGCAAGCTCGTCGACTCGGTCACTACGTCGGTGGCTGACGTAACGCTGGTGATCCACCAATCCCCGTTGTTGCCGGCGTTTGCGGCCCCGGTGATGTGAAGCAGCGCGCCGGCAGCGCTCGGTCCCTGCGACGTGCCGTCGAATGGCGCTGTGCCGATGCCGGTGAACACAGCGTTGACGAAGTGCCACGTCCTCGTTGTCGCGGCCACGTTGTCGGCCGCGTTGTGCGCTATGGCTCCGCTGAATTGAGTCGGCACCACATAGCCGGCGCCGAGCGGGACTCCAGCCCCACCTGTAGCGAAGTCGTTGGCTGCGACCGTCACCGGTTGCGACGTGGCGCCGGTGAAATAGTCGTCAGTGTCGTCGGTGACGATCGTCTGCACCGCCGGTGCGGTCACGTTCCCCGCGCCGCTCTGGTAGTACGTCGCCGCGTACCAGTCGTCATCGATGCGGAAAGCTCGCGACGAGAGCAGCACGCCGTTGACCTGGTTCGTCAGCGTGACGGCGCCCGCGAAGGTGCAGGCGTACGACCGCGTGTAGCGCAGCCCAGGGTCATTGGGCGGCCCCGCTGGCGGGCTGAAGTTGGAGAGCAGCGAGTATGCGGCGTGCGCGATGTTGCCCGAGCCGTTGAATTCGATCCATCCGGTGATCCCATCGGGAACACCCGAGCCGGCCAGCACCGCGCCGAACGAGTAGACCTTCGTCAGGTTCCCTAGATGGTCGAACACGCAGCCGTTGACCAGGTTGCCCGAAGACGTCGTGATGACGTAGGGGAAGGACGTGACGTCGTTGGCGCCGAACGCGCAGGGACCATTGCACAACGTGCTTACGTTGTTGAACAACGACACCGATATGACCGCCCCCGACACGGTGCAGGTGTTGATGTCGATGGTCACGTTCGCGCCCACGGTGCTGAAGGCGTGCGGCTGGATGATCGACACATAGTGCGTGCCGGCGTTGTTGAACGCCGCCACATCCCAGTAGCCTGGCGTCGGCGTCCAGCGCAGCGGGATGGTCGCCGTGTCGGTCGCTACCAAAGCGCCGTGCGTGTCGTAGACGTTGATTCCGATGTGGTTCGCGGTGTTGAAGACCACCCAGAAGAATGTCCCATCGGTGACCACGCGAGCGAGGGCGTTGGACGGGCTGTTGACGGTGAACAGCGACCTGGGAGTTGCGATCCACGCGCCGTCATCACCGCGAAAACCCACCTTGCTGCCATTGGTGATCGTGCCTGAGTTGTTGGCGGTCTCGGACCAAACGAAGCACGTCACGCCGCTCAGCCAGGCGCTGTCGCTGGCCTGCAAGACGTGGTTGGTCGTGTGGAGCACGTCCTCGCTGAGCTGATTGGTGACCACGCGACTGGCCCCGTAGCTGGTCCACGTCGAGCCGTTCCACACGCGCGGCTTGCTGTCGGCGATCGCCAGCAGCTGGTCGCCGAGCGAGGCCAGCAGCTCGGGGTTGCTCCACCCGCTGGTCGAGTCGACCGCGCCCGTCACGCTGTCGCGCAGTTCGATCGGCATCGAGACGAATGCCTCGCGGGCTTCGATCTTGAGCTTCTGCTCCACCCCCGGCGCCGCGGGCGTGTAGTGCGTGACCTGGGCGTCCTTGAGCGTCGTCGCGCGCCCCTGCGGGCCTCCGTGGTCGGGCGGCGCCTGGTTCAGGCCCACGATCGGGACATCGACGACATCCGCGCGGTAGGCCATCAGACCGACCACCAGGCCGAGCCGTCGAACAGCAGCGTTACCGCCGCCAGGCCGATCAGGTCGAAGGTCTGAGCGCCGTCGATCAGCGCCCGATCGGGAGCCTGGATTGTCACCTTCTGCGCCGTCGCCGACGTCCGCTTGATGACCGGCGCCGTTCCCCCCGCAGCCTCGCTGGTGGGTAGCACCACGGTGACCGGCGTCATGCGCGCGTCAACGAACACCACGGTCTCGTCCCCGACGACGCGGTACTGCGCGGCGCTGGTCGTGACGAACTTCGGATCAGCGCCCGCTGCCGGCAGCGCGTTGAAGGCATCGGCGACGTTCTGCTGCACGCGCCCCAGGTCGACGTCGGTCAGCCCCTTGATCGTCTTGAACAGCGCCATCAGCCGAGCCCGGCCGTCCCGGCGTCGTCCCCCCAGAACCCGCGCGTCCGGCGCTGCAGCGGCGCCTGCGTGACGCCCTCGGTTCGGTTCGCCGAGAGCTTGATCGCGCGCTGGCGCTGCTGTTCCATCTTCGCCTGTAGCCCGTCGGGCATCGGCTGCTTGCGCCCCTGGATGATGGTGATCGCCGCGTGCACCTTCAGGAACAGCTGCCAGGGAACGAACCGCGGCGGCAGCGTCGGGATATTCCAGGTCTGCAGGCTCGTGTCGATGACGCCGCCGTAGACGTCGAGGCGCCAGCTGGTGTTCGCGAGCGTCGCCCCGGCCGTCACGCGCACCGACGTCATGACCGCGAGGCTGGCGGTCGAGCGGGTCATGAGCCAGGGTGTGCCGACGCTGCCGGCCTGGGAGACCTGGTAGACGCCGTCGTTCGTCGCCAGCGTGCTCTGCTCGCTCTTGATGAGCACGAAGTCGCCGGCCAGGACGGTGGTCCCGTCGATGGTCAGTGCGCCGTTTGCGGACGCGAACAGGCTGTGTCCGAGGCCGACGCCGCTCGGCGTGTACGACGGCAACGCGCCGGTGGTCGCCAACCGCACCGTGAAGTCGGGCGGCGAAGGCCAGAGCGCTCCCAGCTGCGGCGTGTAGAGCAACCGGTAGTTCCCGGCCGCCGAGCTCACAGGCAAGATCTCCAGGATGTCGCCCTCGACCAGATAGCAGCGCCCCAGGCCGGGGATCAGCCCCGCGGTGGAACTGCCACGCTCGGCCATGTTCGGCAGCGGGTCGATGCGGCACGGGTTAGACAGCGTCGGATCCTTGAGCAGCAGCTGCACCTTCTCGAAGTCGGCCGGCAGCGGAACGCTGTTCGCGCCGACGCCGCCCGCGAGCGTGAAGTCGAGCGACCGCTGCGAGTAGTGCTCATAGGCATCGGTGAAGATGTCGTCGAGCTCCATCCCGGCATCGTTGACGAAGCCGCCGATGTCGTCGTCGCTGAAGAACTGGTTGGCCTTGAGGTTGGACAGCAGGCGGGCCTGGTCGATGAGCGTCTGCACCAGAACCGCCATGCTGTCCTCCCCTTACGCCTGGTAGCTCTGCATTCTGAGGTTGACGTACAGGACGTCGTTCGTCGTCGGGTCGACGGCGGCGCCGGCCGCGTTGGTCACCAGCAGCACCAGCGTCTTAGCTGCCGCGTTGGTGTTGTTGGCGGTGACGCGGATGTTGCACGCCCCGGCGGCCGAGTAGGTCGCCTGGATGGTCCACCCGCCGAACTCCAGCAGGTCGGCCCACTGGTCGGTCAGCGTGATGGTGTAGACGCCGGTCGCCCCGTGGACGACCGACACGACGTAGCCCGCCGCCGGGTGCGGGAAGGCCGAGAGGGCGGGCACGCCGCCCGAGACCGCCGACGTCCACTCGATGTCGAATCGGACGTGACCCGATTCGTTCGCGGTGGCGTCGGTGTAATACGCCGGGCTGCCCATGTTACGGGCTCACGGTGCCGACAGCGGTCGCCGCCGGGTTGGTCGTGTAGAAGTATCCGGCGCAGGTGACCGCGAAGCGGGTCACGTTGTCGGTGTACGACTCCACCATCAGGTTGCCCTTGAGGCTGGTCGGGCGGAACGGGCGGTCCGGGTAGCCATAGATCCAGCTCTTGGCCTTGGTCATGACCCACTTGTCCGACGGGCACGCCGGCTCGAGCAGCACCTCGACGCGACCCGCGGGGGTCATCATCTCGAAGCCGCTGAAGAAGACGTTCGCGAAGGTCTCGCTGGGCAGGTCGTACCTGACCTTGGTGTCGAGCTCGATCGCCAGCTTCGCGCCGGTGGTCGGGTTCATGATCAGCGTGTCGGGCTTGCTGTTCTTCAGGTTGGCCATGAGGCCCGCCTGCTTGTTGACGAACGGCGCGATCGGGCTGTTGCGCCCGTCGATGGCCCACCCGCCGACGGCGACGCCCGAGCTGTTGATCAGCCGGGGAACGCCCAGGAAGGTGTCGCCGATGACGCCGTTGGTGCGCGCCGTGATCGGAGGGACCCACCCGAAGATGCCGGGGAAGGTCGACACCGTGGTCTGAGCCAGCATCTGGCCCTGGATACCGAGCACGCGCCCCGCGGTCGGCGTGAAGCCGGTAGCCGCTGCGTCGACCTGGATCTGCGATGCGATCTGGTTGACGCCGGTGACGAGACCGGTGCCCGTGTCCAGCGCCGCCGAGCTCGGCAGCACCTTCTGCACCAGGCGGTTGTTCAGGTTGAACTTCATCGCGACCGAGGGGTCGGTGAAGGTCAGCGTCCACAGCGAGCCCGAGGTGTTGACTGCGGTCGCGATGGTCGCGATCGTGCCGAAGCCGTCGCCGAACATGATCGCGGTGTAGTTCTGCGCTGCGAGCTCCATGGCACCGCGCGTGTTGTCGGTGAGCATGTCGATCGCGCTGTCCGCGGTCTCGGTGAACGGGACCTCGGAGTTCTGGACGGTGTTGACGCCGAACGCCTTGGCGGGCTCGCAGAGGAAGGACGCGCGAACCGCTCCACCCTGCTGCGCGTTGGCGAGCGCAGTGACGAAGTCGCCACCCTGCCCACCGCCGTACCCGACGTTGATCGGAATCTTGACGCCGTCGCCGCCGACGCCGCTTTTCTTGGTGATGCGGTCGAAGAACGGGCGGTCCTGAATGAGAGTGATCGCGTACGTGTCCTCCATATAGTTGCGGAGGAGCGCGTCCGTGTTGGTGGTGAGAAAGCCGATACCCATGGCAAACCTCGCGAGTCCCGTTGCCGGGCCTCAAACGGTCGTGGTCGCCAGGTATCTGCGGCGCTGTGCTGTCGCGGGCGTCTGCGCGGTGGTCTGCGTGCCCTGCTTTACGGTCGTTTTCCCCCTACGAACCTTGGCGCACCATCGCGCGCAGCTTCTCCTTGGCCTTGTCGTGCGTGAGCGTCTTGCCCCACTCGGCCACCGACACGCCGGGGCGTTCCAGGCTCTCGATGGACGGCGCCGGCTCAGCACTGGCGGCGGGGACTGGAACTGGGGCGACGGCGGCGGGCGCGACCGGCTGCGCCGGCGGGCGGGCGGCGTTGTCGGGGTTGGCGCGCGCGGCGCGGGCGTGGCGGATCTCGTATTCGATCTCCACCTCGTCGATCGCGTCAGCCAGGATGCCCTGCATCACCTCGGGCGTGCTCGCTTCGATCGAAAGCTGCTTCTCTTCGCGTAGGCGCGTCACGGCGCTGATGACCTTGCCGATCGCCTCCTGACGTTCTGCCTTCGCGGTGTGCGGCAGCTTGTCGAGGCGGGCGGTCAGCTGCGAATCGACCACTCCGCTGGCCGCGCGCGCGTGCTCTGCGGCCTCGGCTGACGTCTGGCGTGCCTTCTCGCCGTCGTCGATGCGCTTGGCAACCTCGTCGACCTTCGCGGCCAGCTTGTCCTGCACCGCGGGGTCGTTCGGATCCTTGAGGTAGTCGGCCAGCAGCCCCTCCATCTCGGCGGTGGGGTCGGCGCCGGCCAGCTTGCCGATGGCGGCGATCTTCTTGCCGCTCGAGTACAGGTCGCGGACCTCCTTGAGAAGCGCCGCGTCCTTGGCGGCGGGCTCGAGCTCGCGCACCTTGGCCTGCAGCGCGCGGTTCTCGGCGCTGATGCGCGTCAGGTCCTTGAGATCGGCGCCCTCGGTCTTGATCCCAGGCGCCGGGGGCGCTGCTGGAGCCGCGGCCGACGGCGCAGCGGCGGGAGCCGATTCGGCCTTGAGCGCGGCGCGCGCCTTGTCGGCCGCGGCGGCGAATGAAGGCGCGGTTGGGAGCGCGGGAGATGGGGTTGCGGACGTGGTTGGCGCTGTCTCGGCCATGGTGGGTGTCCTTTCACTGCGGTGGTGGCATCGCCGGCCCAATCTGTGGCGGCGAAGGTGCGAGCGGAACGTTTCCAGACTGCTGATCGCCGGTGAACCCGGCCATGGGCGCCCCGTTGACGGCCGGTGCGCCCGGTGGCGGCGGCGTCACGCCGGGGGGCGCCACGACGGTCACATCGTCGGGCGTGTCGCGCTGCACGATCAGCTCCATGACCGCCGCGCGCCAGGCCAGCACGTTGTCGAGCGCCTCCTGCGGCGTGCCCTGCAGGTATTCGAGCTGCCAGAAGGCTTCGGCGGCGACCTTGGCGTAGTCCAGGTCCATGAACGGCACCGGCGGCTGGTACTCGCCGCTGGACAGCACCTCTTCGAGCATCTTGTCGACCGAATCGTGGGGCGCGTTGAGCCGGTCAAGCAGGCCATCGACGTCGGGCACCTGCGACCAGCGCGTGTGCATCTCGCGGCTGATGGTGCCGTTGGCCAGCATCGAGTCGAGGATCTCTTGGCGGCCGCTCATGCTCTGCGGGAAGCGGCTCATGCCGATCGCTTCGATGCCGACCGACGAGCTGTCCATGACGGTCACGGACTCCCACTTGATCAGCTGCCGGCGGCGACCCGGCATCGTGAACGACGGCTTGAGCTTCTTCCCGAGCTTGATCAGCTTGTACGTGGCCTGTTCGGCGACCTGCTCGAGGCGCCCGCCCATCTCGGCGAAGTTCGCGTCATCGATCTGCGACTCCTTCTCGCGCGCCACGGCAGAAGCGTTGGCGCCGCTCACCTGGCGGCCCTGGATCGCCTGCTCGCTGATGTGCGCCATCTCCTTGCCGTAGCGGATCAGCCGGTCGATGCGCGCGCCGTTCTGCTCGCCCATCGTCGGCGGCTCGACGTACTCGGGCTTCATCCAGGGCTGACCGCTCCACTTCACGACCGCGAACGAGGTGTCACCCAGCGCCGCCGGGTTGACGCCTGCGTCGGCGTGCGCCAACACCTTGGGCCAGCCGCCGCGCATCGCATTCTCCGTGTCGGCGGCGAACAGGCGGTCGATCTCCTCGTTCACGCGCAGCAGCGTCTCGGTCAGGCCCTTGCCGAAGATGCCGCTGGGCAGCTGGTGCCAGTCCCACTGGATGAATGGCAGTTCGTCGTCGTCATAGGGCTCATCGGCGATCGTGTAGTTCTGGACGGCGAGCACGTAGCGGCCGGGGCGCCCGGTCACGCGCTTGCGCCGGTAGCCGGCCAGCAGCGGGATGACGTTCGACGTGTCGAGCACGCCGTTGCCGAAGTAGAACGCCGGGTATGCGCTGTCGCACTTCTCGATGGCCTCGCGGATCTCCTTGGTCGTGCCGTAGCGGTCGAGCACGTCCTCTCGGTTGGCCCACACGCGCTGGATGCAGCTGTTCGGCTCGTCCTCGTCCTCGTTCTCGTACAGCAGCTCGTCGCGGTGAACACGGAAGCAGCCGATCTTCTTCGCCATCGTCTCGGCGATCTTCAGGACGCCCGATCCATAGCAGAGCCCGTCGAGGCCCATCTTGGTCAGCGCCGGCCAGAACCCGATCTCATGCAGGCCGGCCTCGACCCACATCTGGATCATCTTCGACTGCTGGCGCTGGCTGAAGTTCCCGCGCTCGGGGATGATCGACATGAACATCTGCTGCCGCAGCAGCCGGTTGACGTAGATGTCGGCGCAGCTGCTGATCAGGTTGTACGTCGGCGGCTGAAACCCGAAGCCCTTGTAGTACGTGTACGCGCTTGGCCGCTTCGCCATGCCGTAGCAGAACTGCGCCGACGTCGGCCGGCCGGTGAAGTGCCGATAGAACACCAGCGACCGCCAGCGCTCTTGGATCTTCGCCGTCTCCAGCTTCGTGGCGACGTTGGTCAGCCAGCGCGCCACCTCGCGCCCGAGCGGGTCTGACTTGTCCTCGCCCTTGCGCGGCGCCTTCCACCATTGGCTGCTGCTCTGCGCGTATGGCTTCGAGCCGTCGGCGCTCTTGCCGTTGGCGAACGGGTTGTCACTGGCCACGGTTCACCAGAGCGCACACGGTGATCGTCAACATGCAGACGATGGCGATCCCAGCCTCGCCTGCCACCAGGGCAAGCAGCCATGTGGGGATCTCACTGGCCATCGGCGAACACCCACCCGTCCTCGACGCGCGGCTGCTCGGCCACCGGCTTCGGTCGGCGCGCGCGTTCGGCGTCGAGGCGCGCGGCTACCCGCTCCAGCGGGATGGCCTTCTCCAGCGCGGCACGCTGCTCGCGGCGCTCCTGGCGGGCCTTGGCCTCGCGGCCCATCAGTCTTTCCACTCGGGCGGCGCGACTCCCAGGCTCTCGATGTCGCTGGGGCCGCGCTGTGCCTCCTTGGCCTTCTGCGCCCGCTCTACGTCGCCGATCTCAGGGGCCGCGCGAACCACTGGCGGCGCTGCCTGCTCGATCGTCAGCACGCCGATCACGGTCTTGCCGTCGTAGTTCATGAACGGGAACTGGATGCGCGTCACCGTTGGCGGTAGCCCGCGCGCGAACGCCAGGACCTCTTCGGGCGTCATCGAACTAGGGCGCGTTTCCCCCTACTTTGGCAGTGGAGCAATGGCGGAAACGCCAATGACTGGGGTCTGCAGTCACCAGGCATTGGCGGAAACGCCATTGCTCACCATGGCGAGCCGCCGCCACGCCCGCCCCAGATTGACTCGCTGTCCCTCGGGCGCTGCAGCTGCTGAGCCTGTGCGTCCTCCCACGCCTTCTTGAGGCTGGCGTCGGAGTCGCGCTGCATGAACTCCTCTTCGGTGAGGCTCTCGCGCACCTCGGGCAGCGGCGCCTGCTCGTAGAAGGCGACGGCGCCGTAGGTGGCAGCGTCGGCCACGTCTGGATGGTGCGAGCCGTCGAACTCCCAGCGGCTCTCCTCGCGGGCCTTCATGCTCCACTTCGCGAGCTTGAGGTCGTTCTCCAGCTCGCTGCCGGCGAGGATGTGCCCTTGGCCGGTGCCCAGGACGTCGGCGAGGCGGTCGACTCGCGCGCGCAGGCTGCCGGGCCCCTTGATGGCCGGCTCGATGATGATGCCGTGGGACTGCCACAGCATGTCGTTGGTCTGGCGCGAGCTGCCGGCGTCGCGGATGACCCGGGAGATGCGGCCCCAGGGCGCGTACTTGGCCTGCAGGACCTTCACGACCTCGAGGTACTGCGACTCCAGGGCGTTGGCGCCGCGGTCGGTGACCCACTCGGCGAGCTGCCACAGGCCGAGGCGTTCCTTCGAGCTCCAGCCCCACAGCACGATGGCGAAGCGGTCGGCGGTGGCGGCAGGGTCGAGGCCGATGGCGAAGCGGTCGAGGCCCTTGGGCGGCACGACGGCAAGCAGCCGGCCGGGCTTCAGCATGTCGGGCACCACCCAGTCCATCGGCGTGCCCGTCCAGGCGTCGCGCGCGGCGCTGTAGCGGTACGCGGTGAGGCTGGCGTCCCATACGCGCTGCACACCCTTCCAGTCGCGCAGCAGCTGCGGGTCGTTGACGCCCTTCTCGGCTTCGAGCTGCGCCAGGCGCTCGGCTGCTTCGGGCGTGTGCACGTTGTCGAGGCGGCCCCAGCTGTGGTGGCTCCACTTCGCCGACCCCACGCCACCGCCGGTCTTCGTAGCCTCGTCGTACTCGGCCAGCGCCAGGAAGTGGCCCACCGGCAGGTCAGGCAGCACGCCGCTCAGGATGACCCGAGTGGTGGGCGTGCACATCGGCTCCAGCAGCACGTCGAGCAGGTACTTCAGGACGCTGGTCTTCTGGTCCTGGCACTCGTCGATGATGAAGACGCAGTTGTGCAGTCGGTTGCCGAGGTACTTCTTCACGTTGGCCAGGTCGTCGGTCCCGCCGAAGGCTACGATCGCCCCGTTGGGCAGCGTGGTGATCTTCTCGTCCTGGCGCGACCGATGCTCGATGCCGAACCGGTCAAGCAGCGCCTGCCACTTCGGCCACACCGAGAGCGTCAGTCCCGTGCCGACGAGCCCCAGGAACACGTTGACGCTGTTGGGGGCGTTCAGCGCGTTGTCGAGCAGGATGCCCAGGTCAGCCCACGTCTTGCCCGACTGCCGGTCGCACATGAAGTGCAGCCAGTTCGACCGGTCGCGCATCGCCGCAAGCTGGCGCTCATGGCCAGCGGCGAACGCTTCGAGAGACCACTGCGCGCGTCCCTCGAGCGGAGGCAGCAGGCTTACGAGCTCGTCAACCAGTGCTTCCAGCGTCGGCACGGCGCGCCCTGACTTCGGCGATCATCTCGCCGACCACGGCCTTTGCCATCTCTGCGATCGCTGCATCATCGGTCGGCTTCTTGAACAGGCCCGCGGCCTTGAAGACGAACTCCAGCGCCTTGGTGCCGCCCAGCAGATCTCCATCGGCTAGCGCCGCGCGTCCTGCGACCATGGCCTCCTTCAGCGCGTCGATCGCTTCGGGGATGACCTCCGCGTCGATGGCCTCACGGAACTTCAGCTCCGCTGGCGACAGCTTCGGTCCAACCTGCCGGCGAGGGTCGTGGCCTGGCTTGAACGGGATGAGATTCCGCAGCCCGGCCGCACTTCCTGAGGCGCTCATTTCCCCACCGGCAGGTAGTCGTCGAGCAGCTCTTCCCTGCTCTTCCAGACGCGCTCCACGACGCCGACTTCCAGACCGATGGTCGATTCCAGAATCTCGGTGTCGAGCTGCGCCACATCGGGCAGGTACGGCCGAAAGCGCATCTGTGGCCAGCCTGCCTTGCGGCGGTCGGGCATGAACGCCACGTCGAGGCAGAACGTCGACAGACCAGCCGCGTTGACCAGGGCGCGCGCCACGCCACGCTTGCGGTACTTCTTCTTCACCTGCAGCCAGGCCGCCGTTCCTGCGTCGCGGTAGACCAGGAAGCCCAGCACCTCGTCAAACTCGGGGTCGAGGCAGACCAGCGTGCGCCAGGTGGGCGACTCCAGCAGGGCGCGCATCTTCGCCAGCAGCACGGCGGCGGGCGTCTGCTTGGCCATCATGGCGGTGCGGTACTCGTGCAGGAACGAGTCGCAGATCAGGTTGTGGTGCGCCGGCGTGGCATCCTGGATGGCGATGTCGCTCACGGGTGCACCGTGATCCATCCGTCGCCTTCGACCGGCCGTTGCACCGGGGTCGGCGCGGGTCCGTCGAGGCGCGCCACTTCCCATCGCCATGGACCGTCGAAGGCCCGATGCCGGTCGAACAGACCGAACCCGAAAGGCGTCAGCACCTTGTAGGCGTCGCCTGGCACGCTGTCGTCGCAGCCAGGGAACGCGCACGGCAGCTCGTAGTGCACGCCGTCGCCGACGTGGAAGACGTTCCGCGGCGTTCGGCAATAGCGGCATGCGTGGCCAAACGTCCTGAGCGTGCTCATGCCGCACGTTCCTCTCTGAATCGCCCCGCCTCGATGCGCACCAGCCCAGGCCTCGTCGGCCGCTTGCGCCCTGGGCTGCCTTTGAGCAGCGGTGCCGGCAGGCCAGCGAACACCAGGAACTTGCGCCAGGCCCACTCGCCCGCCTTCTGCGTCAGTCGACACTCGCGGGCCGCGCGGTTCACGTTGCCGAGTTGCACCGCCTTGCGCAGGAACTGACCCCTGGGCCAGCCGTGCGGCAGCAAGCCCGCTGCAGTCTCGGCACGGCGCCAGAACTCGGCGCGCACCCGAGGCACCAGAGCGCCCTGCGCGAGGAGCACCTCGCCAGTCGCACCGCGGCGGAATGACGGGCCATCCAGCGGAGCCAGGCCATCGGCGGCTAGCTTCGCCTCCCACTGTTCCAGCAGCGCTTTGGGCACCACACCTAAGCCCTAGCACGATCAGTCTACTTAGTCTATCGGTTTAGTAGGGTATTCAGGAATTGAAAGTGACTTGCAATTACATCGTGTGGGCGCAATCGGATCTACCACTCCGGATCAGACCAGAGGCTAGTAGGCGTTGCTTTGTCGACGGCGGGTTGCAGGCAGGCTGCGGGCGACGGCACGGTTGCTGCGCTGGAGATCCGAATGGGCCTGGGGCGTCCCTGAATCGTGCGCCCCTCCCCTCCAGGCTGTGCCAATCGCCCCTGAGGTTCCGCCCGCACGGTTGCCGGCGCTACGACCTTGGGCCTTCTGCTCTGTGTTCCGGGGCTTCAGGGATCCGCTTTGCGCTTCCCAGCCGTCTATGTGCTTGCTCGGTTCCGTTCTCCATCTCGCATCGAACAGCCGCAGCGACGTGAAGCACAGGCCGCTGTCAGGCCCCTGCTCTTTGCTGATCGGCTCCGTCCCGTTCACGGCCTGGTAGTTCCAGCCGTCGCGAATCTCAACCTCGGTGCTCGCGTCGCGCAGCGCTCCAGCCACCTTCTCGGCAGCGAGCGCGCACATGTCACCGTTGACAACCTCGCGGCGCCCATCGTCGTTCACGCGCACCACGCACCAGCTCACTCGTCGTCGTCCCCAAAAAGCGCCATCCCGTAGCACTGCCTCAGCTGGTCGCTTAGGCCCCTGGTAGTGGCGCAGGCTTTTATCAGTCCGCACGCTTCGCAAAGCAGGCGGCCAATTTCTTCACCTTCGCCTTCGACGAGCTTCTCGTGTTTGCATTTCGCCATCTTCCGGTAGTCGGTCGCGCCAGTCATCACCGCCGCTCCTTCGTCCGCCGCCAGCCCATCTCCCTGCACACGCGCTCCATGCGCTCGTCGTCGCTTTCCTCGGGCGGCCGTTGCCCAGCGTGCGAGTCGCACGTCCTGGTCAGCGTCGCGCCCGGCAGCGTCAGCAGCAGCATCTTGCACGACGGGTGCGCGCAGTACCGCATCAGGCTTGGCTCGGTGATCCTCTTCGTTGCGGTCGGGTCGCGAACCACCGAGAGCTTGCGCATCAGAAGGGGATCCCAAAGCCGTCATCAGTGACGAGCCTGCGAGCCTCGAACCGCCCCCGGTGCGCGGCAATCTGAATCTCGTCCCACTCGCGCATCGCCTGCCGCCATGGGTCCTTCGGGACCCACTTGGGCCGCCGAAACACGCCGTCGGTGCTGTCGTGGTCGCGGTGGCAGTGCGGGCACAGCGGGATGCAGCAGTCGTCGTCGCCGTGCTTCAGCCCCATGCCACCAACGCCAACGTGCGCGAGCTGCACACCCCCGATGCCGCACAGGCAGCACGGCTGTGTGGCCAGCCAGGCGCGGTATTCAGCAAAGTCTTCGTTGCGTTGCTGATGCTTGGTGCGCTTCATTGCGCCATCCATGGGCAGTTGCTTGCCAGGTCGTGGATTTTCGGCTCCCACAGAAGTCCGTTCGTTCTCCAGTAGCCGCACGCCTTGCACCGACCGACCTCGACGATGTAGTCGATGTCGCAGTCACGGCACCGACCGTGGTTGCCCCCGTGGCCCATCTCCTCATCGCAGTCGATGCATTTCATCGCTTCTCCTTGGCGTACTGCAGCCGGCGGATCGCTGCGGCGATACGGGCCGCCCTGATGGTCGCTGCCTTCCTGGCCGCGCGCCGCTCCGCAGTGGTCTGCGGCTTGCCGGTGAGGTTGAAGCAGCTCATCGCCGGCCCCCCGCCACCGTCTTCAGCGGCGTAACAGCCAGCGGCCGGGCCTCGAGCAATCTCAGCACCGTCTCGCACGC